TTCATATGTGCTACGAGTTGTTGGAACAGGTGCGTCTTTTACTTCAACATCAAATGCGGCAACTCTTGCACGGTTCCAAGTTAGGGCAGTTTCTAATCCTCTATCATCTACAAAGGTTGCGGCAATGGTATAAAGGCCTTGGCCAAGCATCATTAGGTCTCTGGCAAAAACGGTTAGGCGGGCCTGTCCGTTTTCTGGACTTGTTGAAATTGCGCGACGTCGGAAAATCACGCCGCCAGTTTCTCTATTCCACATTGTCATTGTGACTTCTCTGTGCAACAGACTAACCGGTCTGCGATCTGAACCCACAATGGTGATATCAAGCAAGTTATCTACACCCTTAAACCAAGTTATGCGTTGGTCGGTATAGTCTGAAACATATCGTGTACTACTGGGGCCGGTACCTGCACCCGCATAGTTTAAAGATACCGTTGGAATTGTTAAGTTTAAAGTGGCCATGTCATTATTTAGCAACAAGTGGATCTTTAAAATGCTAAGTAAATGCAATGGATCCTAAAGTAAAAGAATTTCTAGAACGATTCCCTTTCATGAGTTTGGTTCGGTACGGCGACCAAGAACTAGTTGGAATTATACAAAACAGCGATCAAACGGTTGTTACAATGTATGTTTATAACTCATTAAAAGACGAAGAAGACAAGCTTCTATTCGTTGCGTGTGGCGAGGAATGGTGGTGGGGGAGTAATCGAGTTATACCAATCAACATAGTGCTAAAAGAACCTATGCGAAGATTTGCCTACACCCTAAAAACCTACAGCACAAAGGACTTTGAAATGCTGTATGGGTATCAGACTAGTCTAACAAATGTCATTACTAAACGGACAAAACGCCGTCAAATTAGCCTTATTAGAAAGCTAGATTAACTGTATCCATAACTGATCTTTTCACAGATCAGATTCATTTGAGCCACAATGGCCACTGCATAGGCTGTTGCGTGACTCTTCTTAAAGAAGTAATCACCACTCTCTGGCTTCGTCCATACTTCCTTCATAATCGTCGTCCATGGCTTCCCAATCAGATAGCGTTTGGCCGGGCGTATCATTGCTAGGACCGCAGACAATTGTTCCACGGAAGTCGGCTGGGTCTTCCGGAGAATATCTCCATGCCCGTTCAAATGAAATAACAGATTTACAAAGTCGTCCTGTAGTAGCAGATCCCATAATGGCTCCTGGTTGGCTAGTCGATCCAAATGTTCTTTACTTTGGATTCCATTGTACAAACTTACATTAAGCAAGTCCACTTTAAAAAATCCCAATGCTTCTGCTTCTTTATAATCTATGTCGCACCAACCAGTAAAAGGGTTTACTGGCACAGGATGAAAGTACACTCCTGTTTTGTGCTTTTGGGTTGCTTGGTTGGACTTTTGTGTCGCAGGTATATGCGGCAACAATTTAAGTACCTGTTCTCTATCTGCAAAGTCAATGTCTACGTCAGGCAAGTTCATTTTTTAAATTTATCTTTAACCATTTTTATTAAGTCGTTTTGCTGTGCTTTAATTTTTTCCATTTCTATTGCAACTATTTCTAGTTTATCAATAAACTCGGCAAGTTTAGCCTCTAACTCGACAAACCGATCGCCTGTTGCATTGTTGTGTTTATCCATACTGCTTCTTGCGGGTTTTCTTTTAATTTCTTTTTCCACCATTCTGTGTCCACATGTTTTGTTACGGTTTCAATTTGTCCAGGTTCCATTCTATCTAACAATGACTGTGCGGCAGTGGTTGAGTATATAATCCAAGGACTAAGCCTACCCATTACCACCATGTTCATTGCAGTAGATGGAGCAATTTTATTAAAAAATTCCTGCCAATCTTCCCCGGATACTTCACTCCATTCTCTCATTGAGATGATAGTTCTTTCCAACGCACGATCGGCTGTTTCTTTTTTGGCGGCCTCTTGTACATAGAGTTGATAAGTTCCTGGCTTCTGCCAATCACTCAACCTAACTCCCATTTTAAATAACCAATGTATAAACTTGTCGCTTTCTAACGGCTTGAGGTCTATCAAATAGTTAGCAAATTTTACAAAGCCTATGTAGTCTGCGCTTTTTATAAAATCGTCAACTGTTTTAACTTTCTTTGTATTAGGACTCACATACTTCATAAAATCCGACCATACACTGAAAGCAATTCTATCAGCAATTTCATCTTTGCTCATCCATCTGCGTTTCTTCTCGCACATGTGGCTACTCAAAGTCCGTTCTCTAGTAAATGCTTTATTACAAAATTTACATTGATAATCAATCATGTTTATTTAAACAATTCCTTGAATTCTTTATTACCCATGTTTTGTGCCCGGGCAATGTCTTCTAGATCTTCTGTGCTGTTGATAGATTTGAACAATTCTATTTCCTCTGCACCAAGTTGTGGAAACTTCTCAATAAGCCATGCTGTCAGTTTGTCTTTCTTGACACCAATGGGCGGAATGAATTCGTGCCTGAGTTTGACACCCAAGCCAACCAGGGCCAGAGCCTTCCATCGTAGTTCCTCATGAGTGCTGGTTGTTGCTATGTAGTCAACATTGCTGTAGGCATTCACATCTATTAGATATTGTTCCTGTACATCTCTGGTGCCTTGTACTTGACTGGCCCAACGCTGTGCCATAAAAGTGCTTAGAGATTTACGACCATCGTCATCCAACTTGTCGTAGAAAGTGCCCTTGCGTAGGTCAACAGCAGTCATTACCTGATCAATTGGCAGTTGATATTTTGCTGAAGCCGGTTCTTTCTTTTTGGTGGCCATATGTGTATTTTAAAACCAAATCTTGTTTAAGTCAAGTACTTCTGGAATTTTATTTGTTTCTTTTAGAAAGAACGCACACACTGGTTCCTTGGTATGTTCTAAAGGAACTGCCAACACATGACCAAACTTCAACTTGGGCACATACCATTTGACTTCTTGATAGATGTTGATTACCTCAACCTTCATCCACTCGGGTTTGTAGCCGTTGATTGGGTTAAACACAAATGTACTAAAGCCTCTATCATTGAGACTCATAACATTGATAATCTCTGGTTCGCCGTGATCAGGTTCGCCAATGATCAGTGACCAGTCCAATGGCACTTTGAGTTCATGTTTTCCAATACGCAATACTGCCGCAGGACAACTAAAGCTCTCTAAGAAAACCAATGGTACAAAGACATAGTCAACATCAGCAGGATTGCTGTAGTCAAGTACTCCGTAGCGCAAGTCTTCGTCAATTTCTTCTGGTAGACGATCTAGGTCGTATGACAGATTATCAACTGTTAATATTCTCATTTATAAATTACCTTTTCAGTTTGATATGGATAGTTTGCTTCTTCATAAAATTTCTTGCGCTTGGTCAAGTGTCTTTTGGCAAACTTTGCTGTGCTTGTTATGTCCCATATCTGGACAAAGTCTTTGTCTTCTGCTTTTCTAATACCGCGACCGATACTTTGTATAACCCTAACAAAACTCTTTCCAGGTTCAACCAAAACCAAGTTAAAGATCCTAGGTATATTAATGCCCACAGAAGCCACACCATAAGTGGCCACAATAATTTTATTTGTTGCAAGGGTAACTTCATCATATTCGTCTTTCCTATCCTTTGACTTCATTGCTCCAGATACAAACACACTCTCTGGTAGCCGCTCAACCAGCATCTTACCCGATGCAATACGATCAACCAAGACCAAAGTATTTCCACCTTGACTAATGGCATCAATTGTTTTGGCAAGTTCGTCCAGCCTGCGTTCATTACTGGTCAGGTATGTCAATTCTTCTTGATAGGTTTTGTATTCTACCTTGTCATCAAACTGTAGCACCTTAACATGGCAATTGCTCAGTACACCAATGTCTTGTAGTTCACTGGCCTGTAATCTGTGTAGTACATTTCCAAGGCTGGCCAGTAAGCTAACATACTCATGTTCTTCTTTGGGAATGGTACCTGTCAACCCCCAACGGATTGGAACATTTGCAAACGGACCTGTTAACATTGTTTTAAGTACATCAGCCTTGGCCATATGGACTTCGTCAACAATAACTGCAATCAGGTCATCTGTAATTGCTTCAATCCCAATTGCACTGGTTCCTTCCTTGCTTCGTTTGATTAAGGAGTTAATGCTTTGCCATGTTGCAATGGTATGTGTATGGCCAAGGTCTTTCTCATCACCAAAGTATACACCAACATCTAATCCCATGTTGACATAGTCTGCATGTGTCTGCCGTACCAGGTCTTTGTTGGGTACAATAACAACTGTGCGGCCATACGGTTCACAAGTTAGACTCATGGCCGCTGTCATCAATGTCTTGCCTGCACCTGTGGCAATCTCTTGAACACCATGTGGGTTGGCAAGGAAGCGATTGATACATTCCACCTGGTAGTCTCTAATTACAATAGGCTGACCTTGTGCAGGATGTCCTTTGGGCCAAACTATATGACTAAAGGTGTCTTCGGTAACTTCTACAAAAGCAAAATTATGTGCTTGTCTACGATCGTCAATCTCAACTTGCCAGCCTTCCTCATCGAGAATAGGTAGCACTCGATCCAACAAGTTTAAATATGTTGATCCAGCAGTGGTAAAGAAACTTATCTTACCATCCCACCTGCCTAACCTAAATGCAGGCACATGGTATGCATAGGGTAGTTGGTACTTTAATTTGGTTTCGCATTTGCGACGAGTGCTAGGGTCAAGGTCATGGAACTTGACATTCACTTCATCGCGGATTTCTAATCTAGTTATTCCAGGCATAGTCTATTATAACAGGTGTAAGTGGCAATGTCTATTCGTATGTTGCCATAATGACTGTTGTGCTGTTGGTTGGGCGACTAATATTTATCTAAAAAACCACAGTTTTTTAATGGCCTAGGAAAATATATTTTAGTCAAAAAAAAAAAGGACTCCTAAGAGCCCTTTTCCCCACCGACCACATTCCACGCAAATAGTCAGCTGTCGGTGTTGAACTTAATCCTTGCTTTTCAACAAGAACCTGTTGGTGATGGCCTTAAAGGATTGATCAAGTGAGTGTGCTTTAAACACGACACCTTCTCTTTCCGTTTGAGCATTAAGGTCACTTTTGCCTTCTGCAAATTTCAACATGTCAGCAATGGTCACAATGCCCAATGTATCATATGGCTCAGCTTTAAATGCCACCACAGGTACATGCAACAGTTGATACAGCTCACAAAACTCATTCCGCTCCGTTGGATTGAAATAGCGCCTGGCATCAATGTCATAAATGTCAAATGTGTAAAAACTTTGACCTTTAATCTTGTAAGGATTGCCCTGAATGCCTTCACCTACAATTTCACCTTGCACCGCAAGATTGCGACCGCTTTCGGCAATGGCAGAAATGATTTGATCACGATGTGCCACTTTCCAAAGTGTATTGCCTTCTGTATCCTTAAGGTTCAAGTTGCGACTACATACTCCATGATCATCACCATTGACATATACTGTCATTGACGAGCCATCCAGCTTCTCGGTTACTTCCCACTTGACTTGGTCAGCCTGCCATTGTGCAAACTCTGTGCTTAGATTTTGAACACGCTCTTGATCTGTCTTTGGAATAAATGTTGGAAACAGACCACGCACCTCACCTGCCAAGTGTGCTGGTACAGGAGGTTCGTATTTTACAACGCCTAAAATTTCAGTAACATCAAACGGCTCATCAGATGCCAAGCGAGTCTTATGAAATTCCTCTACCACTTTG